AGAGGCCGATCTGGGCGAGGCGGGTGTAGAGGTTGGGCAGGATGTTGATGGCCTGCGTCATCTCGGCCAGCGAATAGCCGCCAGCGTCGAAGGGATTGCGGACGATAGTCATGGTGGGGCTCCGGGAGATTGAGGGGAGGGGCGTGGCTGGCTGGTCAGCGTCAGACGCCGTCGCGGGCGATGATCCCGACGGCGGCCAGCTGGGTGATCTTGGCGGCGATCTTGGCCGCGTCATCGACGGTGACGTCGTAGGCCAGCGCGGCGCGGGAGACGATGGCGGGGCCGCGGGCGACGACGATGCCCACGGCGTCCGCCAGCGTGGCATCGACGGCATAGAGCAGGACGGCCGATGCAGTCTGCGCGCCATCGGTGCCGCCACTGGTCGCCAGCTTGTACTTGCCGCTGGCGGTGATGCGGCCAAGGACGGCGCCCACGGGGTAGGGTGTGCCTGCGAGCAGCGTCACGACCTCGCGGGTGTAGTTCGGGTTGACCTCATATTTGAGGACGTCGCCCATGCTGGGCGGATCCGTCAGGACGGGCATGGTTCAGTCTCCAGGATGTTGGGGAATGGGGAGGCGGGGCGAGGGCGCAGCGACGACTGTCGCCGGTGGCCAGCGCCAATGTCAGCGCGAGGCGGCGGCCGATTTCTTCGCGGCCGCCACGATGGGGCTTTCCTTCGCGCCTGCGGCCGGGGCGGTGGCGATGATGCCCGCGGCATCGCTGCGCGCTGCGAGATCGGCGAGGATCTTGGCGCGTAGCGCTTCGGGCTTCACGCCCTTTGCGACAGCATCGGCGGCGTCCATCTGGATGCCGAGCCGGACGGCCTGCGCGCAGACCTGCGCGACCTCGGCCGCCTCGGCGCGGATGGCTTCGGGCGACATCGCGGCCGCCGACGTCTGCGGCGGCGCGACTGCCGTGGGCGCGGCCGATTCCGGCGGGGGGCTGGCAGCAGGCGCGGTCGCAGGCTGCGCATGGTCTTCGGGGGCAGTGGTCATCATCGGGCCCTTTCCTCTGGGGTTGGATGTGCCGCGGGGTGCGGCGGCGAAAGCGCGGAAGGCGGTGACGGGATCGGCCACCTCATCGGCAAGACCGGCGAAGACCGCCGCCTCGCCGCGGAACACGGCGGCCTCGGTGCCCAGCGCCTGGCGTGTGTCGAGGCGGCGGCCACGACCTTCGGCGACGGTTTCTGCGAAGAGCTGGCGGAGGTCTTCCAGTTCCCCTGCGATCCGTTCGCGGACGGCCTCGGGCAGGGGCTGATAGGGGTTCGCATCGATCTTGCGGGCCCCGGCATGGATCAGCGTGACAGCGATGCCCTTCTGGTCGAGCGCCCCGCTCATGTCGCTGTGCATGGCGACGACGCCGATGCTGCCGACAGCGCCGGTGCGGGGCAGGATGATCCGGTCGGCCTGGGAGGCCAGCGCATAGGCGGCCGAGAGGGCGTGATCGGCGACGAACGCTTGGACGGGTTTGACCTGACGCGCCGCGCGGATGCGGTCGGCGAGGTCAAAAGCCCCGGCCACCTCGCCGCCGAAGCTGTCGATGTCGAGGGCGATGCCCCGGACGGCCGGATCGGCCAGAGCGGCCTCCAACTGCGCCGCGATCCCCTCGTAGGAGGTCAGGCCGGAGGATTGACCGATCCACGCTCCGCGATGCACCAACGTGCCAGCGATTTCGATGACTGCGATCCCGTCCACCACAGCGAAGGGCTGACTTCCGTTCCGTGCCTGGCGCTTGGTCAGATCATCACCGAACAACGACGCCCGGACGGGCAGGCTGGCGGCCTCCTGCGCTTCGGCGGCGATTTCGACCCCCTCGACACTGATTTCTCTGCCGGTGATCCGCGGACCAAGCCCGGTCAGGAAGGCCAGCGCCTTGGCGGGATCGACCATCAAGGGCGTGTTGAAGACGCGCTGGGCGATCTGGGTGTGGTGCATCATGCGTCCTCCGCAGGCCGGGCTTCCCGGTCTCCGCCATCCTCTTGCTGATTGCCTTCCTCCTGCTGATCTTCCTGCTGGCCCTCAGCGTTGCCTTGCCCCGCGCCGCCACCGGCCGCCTGCGCGGGGGACCCCGGCCGCCGGAAGTCGAGACCAAGCGCGGCCTCGCGCTTGCGTTCCGCAGCGATTTCGCGGTCCACCTGCTCTGCGTCGTATCCCCGTTCGGCGATGGCCTGCGTGCGGGATTTGAGGCCTGCCTCGATCTGCAGGATCTCGGCCGCGGCATCCTTGGCCGGGTCGATCCAGTCCCACTTTGTGGGGAGCCAGTCGCAGGCAAGGTACTGCCGCCGCTCAGTAGCATAGCCGGGCAGGTCGATGGCGCCTGCGATAACGGCTGTGTCCATCCAGCGCGTCCAGACAGCGCGGCAGAGCTGATAGACCATCACCGAATGTTGGAAGGCCGAGATGCGGCGGCGGAAGTCGACCAGCGCGATCCGGGTGTTCGAGAAGTTCCCCTTCGCGGTATCGCCCGTCAGATAGCCATAGGGCACGCCCAGCGCCGCGCCGATCTGCAGAAGCGTGCGGTACTGGAAGGGTTCATAAGTGCTGCCAGAGTCCGGGGTGGACGGCGTCGTCACATCCTCACCGGGATCCAGCCGCACCACCTGGCCCGGTTCCACCTCCAGATCGTCCTCGGCCGGATCGAGGGCGGTTTCCGGGGCGGGGGAGGTGATGAACATGGCGAACATCGCTGCGGTCTTCTTCCGCTCCAGTTCCGCATCGTCGTAGAGGTCGAGCGTGAACAGCTTCACCACGGCCGCCGCAAAGCGAGACACGCCCCGCAACTGGCCCGCCTCGACAGGGTCGAGGATATGGATCACCTCGGACGCAGGCACTCGCACCGTTTCGCCCGCCAGCCCCGGATCAGTCATGTCGCCGGGGTGGCGGCGCAGGAAGTGATAGGCGACGCGCCGCCCGATGCCGTCGAATTCGATACCCTGACGGATCGACCCTGCGCCGGGCAGGATGCGGGTCATATCCTGGGGCAGCATTTCCGAGGGGAGCATCTGCAGCTGCATCGGCACCGTCAGTCCATCTTCGGGGCGGCGGGTGCGGATGCGCAGGAAGACCTCGCCTGCCAGAAACACCTCGCGCGCGGCCCGCCGCTGCAGGCCGAAGAAATCGGTCAGGCCCTCGGCATCGGCCTCATCCGTCCACGCCAGCCAGAGCTTCTGCAGCGCCTCTTTCTTTGCAGCCTCGGCGATCTTCGACGAGGGCTTGATGCCGTCGCCGACGACATGGTTCGCGAAGGCGTCGACGGCGTTCGCGGCATAGCCGTTGTTCCGCACAAGCCAGCGCGCGCGGGCGGTGATGGTTTCGCCCGAGGCCGCAATCAGCGTGTTCACGTGGGCCCGGGTGGCCCGGAACCCGCGCATGCGGCGGTGGGACTGCGCCGCATCGAACCCGCCAATGATGCTGCCGAGGCGTGCCCGGAAGGCGTCGAGAACCATGATCACAGACCCTTCGTCGCGACCGTGCCCCACCGACGGCGCCGGGCAGACGTGCCGCTGGCCGTTGCGATCCGACCCTCCAGATCCCGGATCGCCGTCGCCAGTTCCGCGTCCGAGCCATAGGTCACGGTCTTGCCGTCGTAGCTGACGCTGCGCAGCCCGGCGAAGCGGGCTTCCTGCAGCGCGGTCAGCAGGGCCTGCATGCGATCAAGGTCCATCAGTCTCTCATGAAGTTCGGGGTGTAGGCCCGCCGTTTCCGGCGCGGCGTGGTCAGGGTTCCGGCCTTGGGCTGGGCCGGGTCGGGTGGTGCTACGTCCGTCGCGACGGCTACCGGCATGCGCGTTTCAACGCCCGCCTGCGCCTCGAGCCGCCGCCAGGTGGCCTCGTCCCATCGGTCGGCGCCAAGGATCCACGCCGCGGCCCGGGCATAGACCCGGCAGTCCAGCGCCTCGTTCCGCTCGCGCATCTTCTGCCATTCCTGATGGGCATAGCCGCGCTTGTTGCGGATGGTGATCAGCTGTTCGGCCACCAGCTGCTTCAGCCATTCGGTGTCCGCCCAGCCGGGAAGGTGCACGGTCCCCGGCGCATCGAGGACGCCCAGCGCCCGGTCCTCGTCCGAGGGACGTTCGATCCGCAGGAACCGATAGGTCTCCGCCTTGAACGTCGCTGTGGCCACCGACCAGAGCCGCGCACCGCGCCGCAGGCGTTTCCCGCCGATCGTGGCATCCACATAAGTCGGACCCGACACCGGTGCGGCGCGGTTGAAGCCCTCGAGGCCCTTCAGCGGCGCGACCTGTTCGAACCCCACCTTGCGCGACCAGGCATAGACGGCCGCGGCCTCGTAGCCCGTGTCGATGCCCAGCCGTGCTACAGTCATGAAGGCGCCGTTGGCATGCTGCCAACTGCGCCCGAGCAGGGCGGTCAGCTTGTCCCAGGCGACGGGATCGTCAGGGCCGCCCGGAATGACGATGTGATCGACAAGCCAGCTTTCCAAGCCCCGGCCCCAGGCCCAGATGTCGACCTCGATCCGGTCCCTCTGGACGTCCGCCCCGGCGGTCAGGAACAGCCCCGCCATCGGCACCGTGCCCGGCTTCCAAGCCTCCCGCCGATCCGCCAACCGCTGCCATTCCGGCGCGTCGCCGCTTTCGACCCACGTTTCGCCCAGCAGCGTGTTGCGCGCGGCGCGCAGCGTCTCGTCCGAGCCTTGGGCCGCCAGCCATTCCCGCGCGACGTCTGACCAGCTTTTCCAGCCCAAGGGCGAGTAGAGCGCCGAGAGGTGGAAGCCGATGGCCTTCGGATCCTTTGAAACCGCCGTCGCCCGCCATTCGCCGCGGGCCAGCATCTCGGTCTTGTGGTGCTCGGCGATGGGCCTCTCGCAACCCTCGCAATGGTAGGCCGCGGTTTCGGGCTTCCCCTTCGCCCAGCGCAGCCGGTCGAACTGCAGCCACTGCATCGCCCCGCAGTGCGGGCAGGGCACGAAATAGCGGCGCTGGTCCGATGCCTCGAACTCGCGCTCGATCCGTGACAGCCCCCGGATCGTGGGGGTCGAGACCATGAACACCTTGCGCCGATGCGAGAAGGTGGTGGTCCGCGCCTCGGCCAATGTGACCGGATCGCCTTCCTCGTCGGCCGAGGCCGGATAGGCGTCGACCTCGTCGAGGAACACATAGCGCGCAGGCATCGACCGCAGGCCGGTGGCGCTGTTCGCGCCGGTCAGCACCAGGATGCCGCCGGGAAATTCCTTCGACAGCATCGAATTCCCGGCGTCGCGCGACCGGGCCGGGTTCACCCGTTCGCGCAGTGCCGGGCTGTCCGCGATCAATGGATCAAGACGGCCCCGTGACGTGCGCTTGGCCAGTTCCAGGCTCGGCAGCACCGCCAGCATCGGGCCCGGCGCGTGGTGGATGACGAAACCGATCCAGTTGTTGCCCGCCTCCGTGGCCCCGACCTGTGCGGCCTTCATGAAGGTGATGCGCTGGGCCGGGTGACCCGGTGACAGCGCATCCATGATCTCGCGCAGATAGGGCGCGCGGGACGTGCGATACCGCCCCGGCTCGGCCGCGCCGCGCGAGGACAGCCAGCGATGCTGGTCCGCCCATTCCGACACCGTCAGGTTCGGATCAGGCCGCAGGCCCTGCCGCCAGACCCGGAGCAGGTCCTCGGCCCCGTCGAAGCCGAGGTCGAGACCCGCGGTCAGGTCGTCGTCATCGTCCTCATCATGCAAGCGAGACCCTAAGGTCGGCGAGGGCGTCGAGCTGTTCGCGGACATGGGCTTCCAGCACCCTCTGCATGATCGCGGTCTCGATCGTCACCGATGCCCCGGATTGCCGTTCCACCTCCGCCATGATCTGCGCCGCCATCAGCGCGGCCACCCGTCCAGGCCAGGTGACCCAGACGTCCCGTTCCT